TAACATCTTCATTATTCAGTTCTCCTGCTTTCATCAGCTTGATTAGATTCATCAATTGACTCATACCAAAGTATGTACGACCATGTGCATCTAATACTTGACCTGTTACAATTGCTTGATCATTACCTAGTGTTTTGCCGGGTACTACAACATAGTTGATGCCTCTACGATCAAAGACACTAGTATTCCAGTCTTGTAACTGTAGGGTGTACCTTGCTTTGTAGGGCTCAAGCCCCATGTAATAGAGTTTACGCATTATGGACGAGCGTTTTCCTGCCACTGATCCCTCGCAACTTTACCAGTTGCGAATTTTGTATATTGACGATAGACATAACTACGTTGATCGTAAAGTTCTGCTTCGTTGTACTTATAACCAAAATCCACACAAAATCCTAGATAGTTTTCTAGGTCCTCAAAGATTTGAGTTACACGCGGGTTTGATTGAAAAGTTTGTTTTGCCATTATATATTCCTTTTAAATAGCGAGGTTGGTTAAAGGTTGAGTTTTATTATAAGAAATCGTAGCACCATTCTCATTGTCCTCAGAGACACTAATAATGATATTACGATCTGGATACCGAGTTGCAATAACCTCATAAAGGTCATCAGCCATCATTTCACAACTTTTGTAATCCAATGCAAGAATGTTTTGAGAATATTGCTTCTCTAACCATCGTTTGAATTGAATAAACTCAATATCCCGGTTGGTGTGAAATACTTCAATCGTCACTTCAAAATGAAATATGTGACGATGCAAAGTTGCTAAAAAGCTAACATCATACTCATCACCTGTAGCAAGTGCCGGGTCTGTTGCTGCTGCTGGGTACTTATGAATACCTTCTTTTTGAAAACGCACAAAGATTGTGCGAATTGCTTTATCTTTAATCCGTTGACGTTTTTCAATTGTTGCTTGTTCTTGCTGGTTCATTATCTATCATCCTCAAAGTCAATACGTTCATGATCTTCAATCCATTGAAGATGTTCATATTTTCTTAATGTAGAGTATACATCAAGTCTGCTTATTGTCATATCTTTAAGGGTATCTTTATCAAACTTTGTGTCCGATTCCGCTAATAAGATTTTCTTATCAAGGTCCTTGAGTTGTTGTTCTAATCTTGCAATTCGTTCTCTATACATATTATTACTCCAAAACTAATGACATAGCGTCATCGCTATCTTCTATTTCTTCCTCTGATTCTTCATCTATTGAAAACAATTCATTAAACATAGTCATAGCATTTTCAGTTTTCTTTCCGCTAATACCTTGGCTACCTGATTGAAATTGTTTCCAATAACTACTATGATAATCAATCAAATCTAATGATTCTTGTTTGGTTTTCTTACTAAAGATTTCATCAACTAATGTTGTGAAAAATCTATCACCCTCAAACTTATGCACTAACATCTTTGGAACTACCCCTTGTTCATACTGACGATTTGCCTCTTGTACTGCATTCATATGCATCCAAACATTGTGACTTTGAATCAATGTATAACTTAATGTATCCCAACTTGTTTTGGTTTCTTTACCGTGCTGTCCTAGAAAACCTACTCCACGATAACACATATCTTTCATAACTAATGCATCGGTTACTGGACTATCGGTAAACAATTTATGTATCCCGTCTGCTAATACAGCATCACGATACTTGCGAGTATCACTAGCATAACTTTTCTTCTCCGCAGTCTTTTCCATACTATATGACCACTTTTTATTATGCTCAATGTTTGTATTGAAATAAGCAAGACCTTTAGCAGCACTAAAGAATGGACTAGCACAATCAAACGTAATTTGTAGTTTGGGATTGTGATACTTACGTATTGCTTTTTGTATATCAGTAAACAATACAGCATACTCTAAAATACTTGTTCCCAAACAGTGAATCAAATCATGCTTATCTTCACGTAATAATCCATCATGGATGATACCAACTAATCTACGCAACATCAAATGAATATCAATTTTGTTTTGTCCACCGAACGCCCAACCATTGAAATGATTATCAGGATAGATGTTTGGATCACAATACTTTTTCATTTCTTCATACCAATCATCACTTTGAGTATGATTACGACCCTGCAATACATTTAAGAACTTGCATTTCCCTGAACGGTTATTTAGAAAGTATTCGTTATTAATATGTGTAGCAGATATTGCTTCTTCAATAGTACTGATACCATGCAAGCTATTACCATTCTTATCTTTCATGCCGAACGTAGTTAGTGATTGACTTGGGATATCTAAACACATACCATAATCCATGTATTTGTCCATCCATGCCAATACTGCTTTGCGTTTCTTCATAGCACGTGGGCAGTTAGGATCCTTCCAATCAGCTGGCCATTGACCTTTTAATATCTGAAATCCACCACTGTCACCCAACATGAAGGTACCTTCTTCACGTTCACGAATGATTGATTCACTTGGATCATCAACTGTAGTATCTAAGTTAGCATGACCAGCACTGTATAGTCCCCACTTGTAATAGTAAAGACCTTCACGACTATTAAGAAAGTTTAATTTTTCAACATCACCATTAAAACTGGCAGGGATACGTGCTTGGTCAAAATAATTCTGACCCTTGCGTTGCTTACCCAAGCCAGCAATATAAAAACTACTGACTGCGGGTAAAAACAATGCCCACTCTGGGTTATGTTTTGCTGATAGATTATCTTGTTTCAAACGGTTACTTCTTTCTTAATCAAGATTTTAACCATTTCTAGTTGTTCTTGCTTTTGCATAATAGTATCTATCAAGTCTTTGATAGTAGAATTAGTTTCGGCTAGTGCTTTTAATTCAAGTTCTTCTCTCATTTTTTTTTCTGCCCAATCAAGCAATTCTTCTGCATAAGGTGTCAATCCTAACCTAGGATTGTTCACATTAAGTGGACGCCACATATTACCATCATACACTTCCATAGTTTGAGTATTAGTATTGAATCTTAGATTGCCTACACCTTGTGCTCCGCTTTGGTTAACAATGTGATTGGACCCCGTACTGTAGTTTACCTCTACATATTTACCTATACTAGTAATACTTGTTATCATTTCTTATTTGCTGGAAGTAAGTAAACATAAGTTGCGATACCACTATCAACTGTAATTTCAGTCGCACCTTGTTCGCTAATCTTAACTTTCTTGTCACCAACTAAGTCCATGATAGCCAAGAATTCTTTAACGGGCCAACGATGTGTGCCAGCTAGTGTTCCAGTAACTGGCGTATTGAATACAAAGTTACCACTGTGAGTTGATGCATCACCAAAGTATACTTTCAAATCACTGCCATCAGTTTTGAATATAAAATGTTCTTCTTCGCTATTAGCCTGTGATTGTTTCTTTAGACGTTGAATACCAGCCACTGTGGGTTCAAATTCAACATTCCACTTAGCACCCTTGAATGATACACTCTTAACTTTTTCATCAACTACGCTTTTAAGCATAAGACGATAATCGTTAATGAAGTCACCAGTCTTTGTTTCAAAATGAATAGTAGACGGAACATCTACACCATCACGCTGAGTTCTAATAACATTGATTTTAGATTTTTCATCATAATCATCAAACCCAATAATTGTTTTGAGTTTGTTCAAGTTAGGCATACCAAATACACCGATAAAGTCGGCAATTGGATCTTTGAATATACCACTGATGATAACGCTTTTATTCTCTGCTACAGCATTGATTGCTGTTTCAGTATCCGTACCAGTAACTTTAATAAGTTCAATAGTGCCAAGACCAAGAGTATGGTCAATTAAGTCTTTTAAATAATCTTTCATTTTGTTTCCTTTGTTTAAAATATTTAGGAGTTCCTATCACGTATTATAGTGGAATATAATGTGATAGTCAACACCAGTTTAACCGAATGTGAATAAGTCATCAAATGTTGAATTTGTATTGATGTTTGACTTGATATCCCAATCTAATACCCCGATCAAGTTATCAATCTTTTCATCTACCAATGTTGATTCCATTAGTAAGTCATCAAATGGCAAGTCTTTGAACCACTGTGGTAATCGTAGTTCATCAACTGGATATGCAATACTAGTAAAACCCAATGCATTGTCTTTAAGTTTACACACTACAATTTTCATACCATCTATAATCTTTTGACTATAGTTATCACCATATACTCTGCGTAGATAGTTCCAGTTAATTGCTGCTCGGGCATGACCAACACCACACTTACCAGTTTTTTCAAACACAAGAGTATGTTTGGTCAAGTTATTAACTGATTTAGGAGAACCTTTTGTCCAACTGTCCTGAGCACCCAAAATGCGCTTGAACTCTTTAACCCGTTCAATCACATCTTCACGACCCTTACCCTGTTGAATAACCATCTGTAGTACATCCATCAAGAATTCTTGAATATACTTAGGAGTATCAGCACGTTTCAAGTCAAGACCCATTGCTTTGATATCACCCATCTTACCTTCTTTATCCTTACGCTTACCTTCCTTATCAAAGATATTGATAGCATAGCGTTTCTTTGTGATAAAGATAGCACGATCACCAATCAATTCACGACCAGCTTTGATGATAGCTCCATTCTTTCTTGGAGCATGAAATGCACGTTCCATGAATGACGGGAAACTTTCATTAGCTTGGTCAGCAATACTGTCATACAACCCGATACAAGTTTCTTTATTCCAATCTAATTCACCGTTTGCTATTTGCGACTTGAGAATAGGATATGCAGTAAAGTAACAACTGTCAGTATCACCGTACACGATAGCATTGCCATCATGTGCATATTCACCTGCGATTGTTTCATTGATGGTACTCATCATATGCTTAACAATTTGACGACCGCTTAGTGTAACACTTTGACCGATACGTTTGTCATAGAATCTACAATGTTCGTTCAATAGTGCGCCATATGCAGAGTTCAACAAAATCTTACGCACAAGCTGACGCTTATCATAATATTCATATTGATCAGTGCCATATGCTGATTTAGCTTTGGCTTGCATTTCTTTACGTTCACTATACCAGCGAGTAAGTAGTCCTGGAACAACACCCTCTTTTTCGTAAGTAAAGATTGTACCGTTAGCACTTAGCATCCAAGGCTTGTGACTATCAAAGATCAACTTCCAAATCTCGGCTGCACTCATTTCTACCGACCTGCCATCTTCATAGTCTAATGTCAACATAGTGCCGCGTTCTTGATTCATAATAGCTGTATATTCTAATACGCTAAACAAGTTTTCCCATAGAATAGCACCAGTAACGTCCTCATCACCTTCTTTGAAACGTTTTTTAAGGCTAGCAAGTTGCTTACCTTTGTCGTCCATGTACTTGTCAGTTAATGTCTGTCTGACCTGACCAATGATGGTTTCACCTGCCATGTTGAGGGCACGAATAACCGAGGGATAGAGCGAGTTAAGGTCAACTGCTCCGACATATTCGTGCATACCTCTTTTCGGCGTAGCAACGAAGGCACCTGCCGCTGGAGTTGTTTCTTCTGCATTTTCATTCCTTCTTTTTTTATCCGGGACTACTAAACCGCGTTCATGCGCTTCATTGAAAATAGCCATTTCAATCATAGCTACAGAACCCATTACTGTTGGCAGTAATACTGTATTCTCATGTGCCAGCTGGTTAGCTAGTTCTAAGAATTTGAGTTTGTTGTGAATTTTCACCAACAACATGGTATCTTGCCTATTATATTCAATAAACTTCTTAAAGTCTTTGTTATACAACTGGTCAAGCGTACCTTCATATTGAGTTTTGTTTTCCCCTACTTCCATCTCACCAATCGCATCTAACTTGTAGCTGTGACGGGATTCATAGTTATATTTCTTGTAGAGTTGTAAGTAGTCCAAGTGAATACGACCAACCAAGTCATATGTTTGTTCTTCTTTGCCGAACCGTTCATATGTGCGGGGTTTAGGAAGTTGACCCATCAAGCAAAACTTGCGTGTGTCATCTTTACTCATTACTCGTGTGACGCGATTAACCATGTAAGGTATGTCATACCCTTCACTGTTCCAGCCAGTCATTACATCACTATCTTCAATGAGTTGAAAGAAAACATCAAACATATCCTTCTCATTGGTGAAAAGCATACAGTTTTCAAACTCATTGCAAATTTCTTGTGCTGTTTCAGGCGACATATGCTTGGGGGCAATGACCAATGTAACCAATGTATCTTGCCAATCCAAATATAATGAAATAGCAGTTACAGGATTGAATGGGTCACTAGTAGGACTGAAACCCTTCTCAGGATCAAAGTCTACTTCAATGTCAAAGAAGCAAGTATGAAGTTTAGGAACATCTGCCTTAAGATAGTTTTCACTAAGGCAACGAAATGTTACCGGTACATCACTTTCAAATAATTTCTTACCTGAATGTATACGTTTTTCTTTTTCAAACTCTTGACGTTTGCGTGTACTGAAACGACTTACAGGGTCGCCATATATACTACGATGCTTACCCTTATTATCAGGATAGTAGAGTACGTAGTTTGTGGGATATTCTTTGTATTGACGCTTTCCGTTCTGGTCCCGTTCAACTACAAAAATTCTATCGTCATCCCTAGAATGAACCGCATCCACATAACTCAAAGTGTTTTGCCTACAGTTTCTAAGATAGTGTTAAGTTCTTCATGATCGGCATTTGTTTGCCCAAGACTTGCTTTGTGTGCGATAGTTATTGCCTTCTTAAGAATGCCAGGTTTAACTTCTAGTTCTTCTGCGATAGCCTTGACAGTTTCAGATAATCCCTCACGTAGAGTATCAATCTCGTGTAATACTACCATTCCTTCATTCACTAATTGAACCAGTTTAGCTTTTTGCTCACCGGTAAACATTTTACTACTCATAGTTTCTCCTTGTTAAGTAATTAGTATACATGCCTTGCGTAGAAAAGTCAAACATTTTGCTGATTTTCTACAATCTTTTTAACCACAGTTTTCAAACCGGGGTTAATATGTAATGCATGTGGCATTAGATGTGTTCGTACATAGTTACGCATGTATTTTGTGTCATCATTGCTATGATCGTGACACCAATCAATAGCTTTTCGGTCGCACCAGTTAACAAATTCACTTTTACGTGTAGTTAGAAATGGGCGTACAACATTGTTTCTTTTTGCTGGGATTACCTTAGACTGTCCATGCATTGATGACCAAAGATATGTTTCTACGCAGTCATCCAGATGATGTCCAGTAATAATTGGGCCTAATGAATCACCGATGCTGTCTAAGAAGTCATAGCGTTCATTACGCCAATGTTCTTCCATGCTAAGTTCTTTGGGTTTATTGTTTTTGATCATTCCAACCACAAGAGGGAGACTACGATCAGCGGAGAATTTATCAACGAATTCAAATGCACGTTCACTATTCTCGGTTCCATGATGGAAAAACGCACAAGTAACACTGTGTTTCTGAGAAAGGAAATCTGTAATAGCAACCGAATCAACTCCGCCGCTAAGTGCAACCACGATTTTGTTTGGCAATGGAAAGAGAAGTTTTAGCATCTATGCATTATAGCATAGAATACGTTTTATTGAAAGATTTCCGGGTGATCTTTGCCGAATACTTTCATATATTTTCCGGCACTCATATCAGCTAGCATTTCAATTGGGCTACCAGGATAACTATCTCCCGGTTTAATCATGTTCAATTCACCCTGACGCACATGGGTAAGTTCATGGTACACGGTACGCATGATATCAACCATATTACGATTAGCAACGTATACCCAAACGCTTTTGTCACTTTCTGAATGACGACCGGTATGATGACCTTCTTGTGCTTCTTCAGTATCGTAACTGAATTCAATTTCGGGTATTGATTGTAGATTAAGGTTTTGTGCTGCAAATTGAATGAATTTCTGCATTATTGGATTATCTTCCAAGAAGTTTGGCTCATCATTTGCTTCATCTAGTTTATTCTTAACCCATTCATCCGGTGTTCGTTTGAATTTGTGAACAAACAAGTCATGCAATGCTTTGCCAGTAATGCTATGTCTATTTGCTACTTGACGCATTAATTTGTCAATAGTAGTATAATCGTGCTTTTGTAGTGAAGGCAACCGTTTTGCTAATTCTAATGCAGCGGATTCAATAATGATGTGTTCTGTGAGCATTATATATTTATCAAAAGTGCTCACTTTAACGAACTAAATGGGTAGCGATTCCTATTCGTTGGCCAGCAGCCGGCCACACGGCCCTAAGGGTGTTCTTTACCAAGAACTTTCTTTAAGTTCTAGTGTGTATTTGTCAAATCTTTTTAATCGTGCTAAGAATTCATTAGATTCTTCTGATACTATTCCAGTTAGTTCTAGTATGATTCTATCGGAAGCACCTGCATTTGCGCTAGCATAAGAAGTTTTGTGCCAATCAACACTATACACATCTCCTGCTTTCCATCCAGTATGTATATCATTATCAAAGCAATAGAAATGCCCCGGCTCCCAATCTGTTAAATGAATGCAGATTCTTTTAATAGTAAAGGGATTATCCAAATGATAATGTTCTAAATTGTCTTTAGTGAAAGTGCTTACTTTATTTGTCTTTTGTATATCTAAATTAATATTGCAATCTCTAAGTTTGAATAGATTGCTTATTTGTTGGAGCAATTTATCATTGATATTACTCCAATCGCCTACTAGTTTACCTAATTTTGTAATGTTCATACTGATATTTAGTATGATATATTATTGTTAATATTAAACTTAATTGCACCAACTAGTTTTAGCTTCTCCGTAATATTCTCGGGCAAAACCTTGACTAATTAACATTTGTCTAAGGCTTTGTCCATTTAATATTACATCGCCTAACACACGCCCACCATACTTGTCCCAATCCATAAGAACAACTTGTCGTTTAGTTGCTACTTCAATGGCATGCTTAGTAAAAGCAGTTGCTGCTTGACCTTTTTGATCCTCACTAGGACATTTTGCCCTAAACCCTTTTTCCGGAGTATCAACGCCAAACACACGAATACTTAATTCTTTCTTCAATGGGGCAGGTAAGAACAGAGCTTGAAATGCCACAGTATCACCATCAATAACCCTAGTTATCACGGCATCATATGTTACACCTTCTTTTTGTTTTTGTGCTAATACAACACTAGATAGTATTGATAATGCTATTAATAATATTATTTTTTTCATGTTTGTCATCCAATCCCATTATATCTTTCTAACCTTTTACTAAATCTAATTCAACTAGTTGTCTATATGGTTCATCACCAGTCCATCTATCGCCCTGTACTCTTGTTTCTTCTAATGCAGTGCTTGCATCAAATGGGTTTTTAACTAATTGACCAGTCTGACTAATTAATCCTTGACTCATTGCTTGAATCATATCATTGGTGACAAATCTTCTACGATTTGCACCACGCAAGAACACATTAACTTGAATAGGCTCATCACCTTTCATTTTAATCCAGTGTGTCATTCTATTGCGACCTTCGTGATTACTCACTTTACCTAGTTGGCTAAAATCTCCATCTTCCCATTCAACTGGATCTTTAATCTCTAAGAACGGATAAGCAATCTTTCCCCCACCTTGCATATGCTTTTCAACATCAGCATTTCTATCACTTGCTCCCAATGGATGTGATAGTTTTAAGAATGTACTCGGACGCATCTTTACTTTGAGACCAAAGTAATCTATATCAGTTCCTTGAGGAGTTTCTCCCCATCCTCTTGGATCTAATTCTGCTTCATTTACGTCAGACCCCCAGTACAAACTCTTGCCTCCCTTTTGAATCGGCTTAAATCCTTGACCTTTATAGAACTTAGTTAATTTACTTTGACTTACTTGTCCCTTGTCCCACGGGAACAAAGTAAGAGCAATGCCATCTTCGCGAGCCATTGCTTGAAGTTCTTGCATTGCACGGCTACCCACACCTTGACGTAATGGATACGCTTGAAACCATTTGACTTCAACTGCACCTCGTTTACTAAAGCTAGGTGTTAATTCAAACATAGCAAACTGTTGATCATCTCCTTTGCCCCATATCATAACATGATTGTTTTGCATGGTAGTTGGATACTTTTGATAGACTCGTTCAATCCATGCTTTAGCAGCATTGTTATTTCCTATTTTAATAGGTTCAGTTTCAGTGATGAATTCTTTTGCTCTCATTACTCACGAGCTTTTTTAAGCGTAGCACGAATCATCCATGCCTTCTTGGAATACAAGTCCTGTAATTCAGCTAGGTAATTAGCAATACCCTGTGCTTTTTCTTGTGTCGCAATATCAAATAATTCAGTTACTAACTTAATCATTTTTTCACAATCAACTAGTAGTTCTTCAAGCATCAATTCAGCACGAGGAATTTTATATTGTTCCTCAATGAGGCTCAATTCTAGCATTCTACCTAAACTGCCCGGAGAATAACTACCTAGTGTTCTTATGTATTCGGCAATAGTATCAATAGTTCCATAGATTTCATCATACATTTTATTTAAAAATTTATGATATTGTGGAAAATTGCTTCCTTCAATGTTCCAGTGAAATCCGTGTGTTTTAGTGTATAGTACAAAGGTACTACCTAATAACACTTTTAAGTTTTCTACTAACATATTAATCTTTCTTTTTAGTGTTGACGTTGATAGCTTTACCACTACGATCAGGGTTAGGATCTTCTCTACGCTTTCTTGCTGCGGCACTTGCACGACCTTTTTTACCTAAACTGTGAGCTTTACTTTGAGGCAAACATTTTGGTTTACCTTCTCCGGGTTCTCTAGCACATGGACCTTTAATCTTCCCTTTAGTATCCATGCGAACCCATTTTTCTTTATTAAACCAGTCATGTAAACTTTCGTCTGCCTGTTCAATACCTTCTAGTATAGAACTTTCATTCTTACTACTGTTACCCCAATTACTTGCACCTTTATTACGACACTTAACTAATGCACCACTAGCATAAGCACTTGGCCATACTTTGTAACGGCTCTTTACTTTATAGTAGCAAGCATCTTTCTTTTCATTAATCATCAATTCGCTGAACATAGGACCACTGCAATGTGGACATTTTTCTTCCGCCACACCTTGCGATTCAAACTGTCCTGCATCCTTAGCGACTCTACGCTCACTACCTAGACTAGGAAAACCTTGTTGATGTGTTGATTGTTGAGTTTTTTGTGCGGCAGCATCCTGTGCCTTTGCTTTTAATAAATTTAAAGTTCTAGTATCTAATTGTGTGCCATCTTCTTTTGCTCTTTGAACTAATACATTATAGTATTTGTTCGCTAACTCTACTTGTTGAGCATTTATATTAGGCATAGTATGTGCGTTGGCTCCCAATGCACCCAAGGTCATTGCGCCTCCTGCAACAACATCTTTCCAGCCTTCCGCCACACCTTGCTGACTTTGCTGTTTACGTTTAGCATCTCTTGCTTGTCTTTTAATTTTTTCAGCATCAAGGACCTTGCGTCTATGAGCTTGTTCTTGATCGTATTGTGAACGAGCCCTGTTAATTTGAATATGGGAAGCAATATCACCTTGCTCTTTTGCACCAGGTTTCCCTAGCTTATATGCAAGTTCACGTTGGTGGCTTTTAACTGCTTGTAAATCTCTGTCTGATAAATCGTTATATTCGTGATCTGTGTGCATATCCAATGGTACGTGCGGATATAAGAAGTGGTAACGCTTTTTGCTATTAACATCTCCTGCAACTTCCGCCACACCTTGCTTTGGTTCAAATACAGTAGCATCACCGGTGTTGCGATTGTATACTCCAACTATTTCACCTTGACTATTTCTAGCAATTGCTCGGTTGACCGTGCCGCCACCATGTTTGTCATTAGTGAACTTGACATCACTGCCATGTTCATTGCGAACTTGTGCTGCCCATGCTTTAACACTGGTGCCTTGTGAGCCTTCCGCCACACCTTGCTTAGTATCGTTAGCAAATTGCTTTTTAGTTGCTTTTACTATGCCACTAAAACGTTTATCGCCGCGTTTAAAGTCGCCTTCTTTGTCAGCTTTACTAGCATCGGCGGCGGCAGCAGTTTTGTATTTTGCTAACTTTTCAGTAGATAATTCTGTTAAAAAATCTGATGGTTTCATATTATTTCTTCTTGTTATCTATCTTGTCTGCTAATTTTTTACCAGGCTCTGCTTCTTTATCTTTAGTCATTTTTTCTTTTTGTTTGTCTGCGGCTGCTTTATATTCTGGACTATTAATATCTCTATATGGAGTCTTTTGTTTTTCTTTTGGTACTGAACCCTCTGCTACTTTTTTCTTAGCAGCATCCCAAGCAGCATCAGTCTTTACATTATATTCTTTGCCACCGGCACCAATATCAGCAACTCTGCTGCCTATATCTTGTTTTGTTTTAACTACAGCTTTATTGTGTTTATCTACATTCTTTTGTAGTTTTTTAGCAAAGTCAATTTTGCCTTCCGCCACATCTTGACTACCGCTAGCAGCTTTGGCTTTAGCTTCTTCTCTAGAAGGACTATATCCATGTGATCTTGCTGAATCATGCTGATTTGGGTATACGGAAACTTTGTACATTTTTCCATCTTTGAATACGAACCAGTCACTTGGATCTAAATGATGATGCTCATCATCTTCACGGTCTCTTGCACCGCCTATGCCACTAAAGCCTCTGCCTTCTGCCATAGCATCTGGCTCCTGTTGCATCTCTTGACTGCTGATTAGATAATCCATTACAGTAACCATCATGCCTTTTGCGGCGCCTATCTTCTCTGATACCCATTCTGGGAATTCAGATTGGACAGATAATCTCTTATCTAAATCACTAGCAGCACGGGCTATAGTGTGTAAACTGTTCTTTAATGTGTGTCCTTCATGTTCACCTTGATCTAAGTCTTGTTTAACAAATCCGGTTCTTCTTAATCTACCTTGTCCTGGGATAACGATTAAGTCTTGTTCTGCTAGATCATCTTCATTAACTTTCTTCATATCGGATCTGATTTCCACCTTAGTCTTGCTATATTTCTTTTTGAATTCTTCGTCAGTTAACTCTGTTAAATCTATCGTAAGTTGTTTGACTTTACCTTCATTAATGCTATTAGCGTAAGGACCCTTCTTTTTAGATTTGCCCTTCATTAATTGCTGTACAGGCTTTAATCCAGGAACATTGATATTTTCGCGGGCTTGAGTCATCATAGGCTGTGCTACGGTTGCAACTGATCCTGCTGTTGTTGTTTCTACTATTTGATTAAATCTCATGCTGGTTTCCCAAAGTTATAGAGTATTTATCAAAATACCGTAATATAGAAACTTTAGATTTTGCCGTTTGCTTTTGCAGTTGGGGGGATTCCTGCTCTACTGGTGTTCCAATAGAAGGCTTTTGCGTTCTTTTTGATAGAGTCTGGCCTAACATCCACAGTTAATGCTGTCTTAAATCGTGGATCATTCTTTTGTTTTTCGCTTGGGATATACCCTGAGGCTTCCGCTACACCTTGCTTCTTCATGTTTTTTTTCTGTAGTTCTAAATCGGCAGGTGTTGCGTGTCTGATCAGGTTTAGATACTTGTCTACAGGAACTGCTATTATATTTTCATTTGGAACTGTGATTTCTTTTACATCGGGTTTACTATACCACTCTCGGTCATTGTGTTTTATAAATAAATCTTTAGGAACTTTGTGCAGGTATACCATTTGACCTTTTCTAATGCCGCCCTTGAATAAAACCATTTGCGGGTCGTTCGGAAACATTCCAGTATCTGACCCAGGAGTAGTAAGTCCCATTGCTATAGCAACTTTTGCACTGGGAGTAGCATATATAGCATTTTTATTACTTTCTTCTTTACCACCAGTATCATTAGCCTGACGGGGTACTAATACCTCATTTTCATGCCTAGATCCGTGCCATAGATAATTGTTAGTAGATTCTGACATTGAACCACGATATTGATTATCTTTAACGCCAGCATAAGGACTTACAACTGGAGTCTTTTCTGCCGCAAATTGCATGGTGTAATCTTCACCCACAGCCTTCTGCTTTGGTATTCTTGACAATTCATACATAACCGAGGCATATGTATCTCCTCTGAAAGCCCTATAACCCCATGCTTTGGCATAACGCTGTACTAATCTGTCATACAACTTAGCACGACTTTCTGGATTTGGTACAACATCATCCGGACCGTAATTTATAGATGGATCAAGTAATTTGCTTGCTGAGAAATAAATTTTTAGTGGTTTGTATTTTGTAATAAATTGTTGAATAGCAGTTAATACTGTAGCAAATACTTTTTGTGCATCACCCTCACCTGTTACTTCTTGACTGTTGTTTCTATAAAATTCAACCATCCAGGTTTTATCGTCGGGTTTAACATTATCTTGCTTATTAAACATAATGCTTAAATAAGTGCCATCGGGTAATTTAGCTGATGCATCAATATCGCCATGCATACCTTTTTCCCATTTAATTGGATATGGTTGATCAAACCCTTCATCAATATTCTGATACATAGTTTCAAACGATAACTTCTCACTATGTAACTTGTCTCTTAAATCATATAGTTTTGTAATGTATCCCTGGCTACGCAACATCTTATATGCTAAATTCTCAGGACCAAACTCACCACCTTTATCTAAACCTGCTTGTCTATATCTTTTGATTGTGTCTATTATATGTTTTACTTTGCTATATTTTCTTGACTTGAGGGCTATCTCTATTAAACTTAATAACTTTTCATACTTAATTTTAGTAGCAGTTTGGTCAAAATCACTTCTACGCTTAGTAGGTATTTTTATCCACTGGTCATTCATTACACTATATTCACCTAAACTTACTACAGGTTCTCTACTGTCCTGTACATATAATTCTACTGGAATATTATGAATCTTTATATCATGCGATTCATTGTATATTGTTTTCTTTGCAAGAAATAATTCTTTATATACTTCATCTACTGGTAAATTACCCATGTCTACTAAAATGTGTAAATCTAAATCGCTATATTTTGTGTAACTATATGCTGCATTACTGCCAGATATTGTTATGTCTTTTACATCTAAATCATGTACACCCAATTC